CGCCTCGGCAGGGAAGAAAAAATGATATTAGCCGCACTCAAGGGCTTGGCCGCGTTGCCAAGATTGGTGGATGCGGTTGAGTCCTTGGGAATTGTGGCACGGGCGCAAATGGCGCAACAAAGAAAAGATGAGAAAGACAAAGCTGTTGATGACCTTATTGATGCTGCTCGCTACAAGCGGCTGCTTGAGCGTGAAGCTGAACGGGTTTCAAGAGATAGCGGAGAGGAATCCGGTGGGGCTTGGGAATGCGGTGGAGACAGATGAAGGAGCGGAATTTATTAGACAGCTTGGGAAATACATTAATCAACTTGAACAACAGATAGAGGCAGGAAAATGACTTTAACAGAACTAGCAGATCAAGTTACGACTAAATTAAGTGATACCGATTCCGCCTCGGTGACCACCTGCAAGAAATTCATTAACAACCGTTACCGGATGCTATGGGATTCGGGGTTATGGACTAACTCATTGGGGGTTGTAACCAAGACAGTGGCAGCAGAGGACGAAACCCTTACCTTATCGGGTGATCCCACTATCTTCTATTATCCGACAAGCTCAACGGTGGCTTCCACGGCCCCCAGATTGCAGTTTGTGGTGGCTACGAAGTTCACCGAGACAGGGAAAGAGGACGGAGCGGAGGTTGTCGGTTCCAACTGGATGCAATTCTTCCAGTTAGACCCTAACATTTGGGAGAACACCAGTTCGCGCAGGGCTAACCCAACCAATTTCACTCCCCTGCCCCCTGACGCAAGCGGGTATTGCCGTATTAAACCCCTCCCCACGCCCAAGAACGCGGGAACACTGTACGCATTGGGCAAATTGAAGTTCACCGAGCTTGGTGATTCGGATTCTCCGGTGATATTAGGGTCAGACAATGTGCTTCTGGCTTATGCCGAGGGGGATATGCTTGAAAGGGCGATGCAGTTCCAGAAAGCACAGGCTAAATTTACTGAAGCAACCACATTAATGCAGATTTGCAGGGACTTGGACAATGTTCAGCCAGCGAAGGTGAACCGAATCATCCCTGACGTACCGAACCACTGGCAAACCAGTGACTTTGTTAACTAATGCCTGTTCTATCCAATAACGTGCTGGATGACCCGTTGATTCTCGACGGGAACGACAGCTTTTCGGGAGGGCAGTTCAGTGCTTCGCGTGATAACTTAATGCCTCTCAATTCCTATGACATTGGGAAGAATATAGACATTGATCCGTTCGGAAATGCGGCCACCAGACGGGGTGGGTTGCTTCAAATAGCTTATCTGGTTTGGGAGGACGTAAATGCAAACTGGGAGTCGGAGGATTCCTTGTGGGAAGGGCTTGATGCCCCCGTAGTGTCATGCGCTTACTTTGACACAGGCCCGAATGAGTATGTCATAGTGGCTGACGGTGCTGGATACCTTAAAGCTATCTCTGAAAGCGGAGCACTTCTTGCGATTACGGGAGCAACCTACACCGGAAGCAGTGTCAGGTTTGCTCAAATGGGTAGTAGGATGTATTTCACGGATGAGAATGCTGCCTTGCGTTACGTTGACTCATCGTTAGCAGACCAAGCTATTGTTGCTGGTAAAGTGACAGATATTGAGATCGTGGCTCAAGGAGCAGGGTACACCTCGGCTCCGACTGTCACATTCTCAAGCGGCAGTGCTGCGGCAACGGCCAACCTTGGGTTCGGAGGTAAGGTTGCAAGTGTTACAATCACAAACGCCGGAAGCGGGTACTCTGCAACAACCCCTCCCACCATGACTTTCGCTGCCCCGCCTTCAGGCGGAACACAGGCAACAGGAACGGTGCGTATTACTCAAACTCCCCTGAAGCCTAAACTGTTAGTTAGCCAAAAGAACAGGCTATTTGCTACGAGTGCAGACTCAAGTGTTCCGGTTGATCTAATCTATATCTCTGATGTTATAGACGGGGAATCGTGGGACTTGGCAGCTAACCAGATTGTTGTGGGTGATGACGGTGATCCGATCACGGCGATGATGCCGTGGCAGGAGAACACTCTTTTAGTATTCAAAGAGAGGAGCATTTACTCTGTTAACACTGACCCGCTGAAAGAACCTTTTGAGTGGGAGATTAAACTTATCAATAACCGGACGGGTTGTGTGGCTGATAAGACTGTTCAGCAGGTTGGTGCTGATGTGTTTTTCCTAACCAGACAGGGCGTGCAGTCGATACAGACCATTCAGGCTGGCACAAGGACTGATGTTTCCCAGCCTATAAGCACACCCATAGACGAGTATATGGAGAGGATAAACAAGGATGCCCTTGGAACCTGTTGCTCTGTCTACTGGAGGAACAGGTACTTCCTCGCTGCTCCTCTTGATTCAGCCATCACGCCTGACACTGTTTTCGTTTACAACAAGCAAGCTGAAGCATGGTGCGGATTCTGGACAGGATGGGAACCAAGAACATTTGTTATCAGTGCGTTTGAGGGCAAACTGAAGATGAACTGGGGAGATCAGCAGGGTTACTTCTTTACTTGGGGAGATTCCGTTGCCGAAGCAAGCACTACTGCCGCAGACTACAAGGATGCTGGAGAGGATTACGAGAGCTACATTATCACAAGGGCTTATCGGTACGGAGAGACTTGGGGTGATAAAATTGGTTATTCTGTCCAGTTTAATCTGGAAAACAATCACTCAACCGATGTCACGGGCAATCTTTACTACTACAAGGATTTATCGGACTCCGCACAAACACTGGCAACAAGCGTAACGCTTCCCTCAAATACAGGACTCATCCGGAAAGGTTACAATCTTATTTCAAAAGGTAGATTTAATCAGTTGCAGTTTAAGATTCAGGCAGACGGAGGAAGGCTTGCCCTGCAATCAGTTCAGACAAGTGCCTTTGGCCAACCTATTGACCCACAACGATGACTACCTTGGATATAATGACATTAACGGTGGGACTCTTCTGCCATAGGCATCTTGGTCATTGCCGTAAGTGGGATAAGGCACTCATGTTGAAATGGGTGCAGTGGTTCATCGTCAAAAAGAGGTACTGGACAGTAGTTCGGGACGGCAAAATTGCAGGGGCGGTTTTACTTCGGTTTGTAGACAATGAAGAGGACTGCAAGACTGACTACAGGGACACAGGCGGAAGGCTTTGCTTTGTTGATGCTGCGGTGGCGCGAGGAGACGGGGTATTGAAGGAACTCTATACAAAAATGTTTAATGATATGGGGCATCAAGCAGACACAATGGCTTGGGTAAGACCAAAGCATAACGACAGAATAGTTTGTGTTCCGATGGAACGCGCAAGGAGAAGATTAATAAAGGGATAATATTATGGGTAAATCGTCACCACCTCCACCACCTACACCGCCAACAGCATCGGAGATTTCCGCCGCGAACATAGAATCAGCGAAGGGTCTGAAGAGGCTTGAACGTGCCATGCAGTTTGGTGAAGAACTCACCAAGGAGGGCTATGTGCGGCAACAGTTGGATGTGCCGGAAGGTGCAGAACCTGTTTACGATTACCAAGATGTGCGCAGCTCGATGCCCGAATATCTTATTGATTCTCTTAATGGCGGGTTAAGGATGAAAATCGGTGATGATGGTAAAATCATCGGTCAGTGGCCCGACATAGATAACCCCAATGGGGATGGCGAGTTCATAGGCATGAACTGGTGGGAGGCTGAAGCTCTTCAAAAAGAGCAAACAGATGAAGCAGGCGGTCAAAATTACTGGACGGTAACAGACCAATCCGGTCAACAATATGGAACCACGCAAGTCCGAACTCTTGCTGGGTATGACGTTCCCGATGGTGAAGGCGGTTCAGAGTATCAAGAGGCCAACGCTTATTTCAAAATCAATGATGACGGTACTCGCACGCAGGTAAACCGTGATGAAGCTATTGATGCTGATTTCACAGGGATGGGCGACACTGATCTTGCCCGAAAGAAATGGGAGTTTGAGCAGGAAACATCTCCGGAACGAGCGCAGTTCATGCTCGATCTTGCCGAGCAGTACGGCCCCGAATTTGTAGATCAAGCAAAGGATTTAATTGAAAGGAGCGATCCCACTGGATTTGCTGCAAGAGAGTTGCTTGGCGAGCTTACGCAGGGTTACACTCCGGACGAACTCCCTGCTGCCCCTACTCTGGATGAGATGGGTGAGTATGCCGCCAAGGAGCAGGTTGGAGATCGCCCCACTCTTGGTGAGGTAACTGAATCTCCTCTATACGATAGAGCGGGAGATATGGATGCTTTGGGGAGAATTACAGAAACCCCAACCTACCTTGAATCCGGATATGGGCCGGATCACGAAAGAGCTGGAGAGATGGATGCGCTCGCAAGGCAGGGAGCCTTTGGGGGATATGAACGGCAAGCAGATATGGAAGCTCTCGCAAGAGCTGGCGATATGGACGCTCTCGCAAGGCTTGAGTCTTTTGGGGGCTTGGAAAGAGCTGGGGAGATGTCTGACCTAGAACGTGCTTCAGCGATGGAAGGTCTTGGTAGGCTCGGAGAATTTGGAGGTTACGAGAGGGCTGGAGATATGGGTGCGC